AAAGCGTTAGTAACTTTTACGCCAGTACTCGAGTTGCGGATACCTATAATATTAAGGTTAAAGTCTCCGCCTTCAAACCAAGCATAGCCTAACTTTTTTAGGGTTGCTTCTAAAATTGCTGCTGTTATTGTCATGCGTTTGTATCTGTTTTATAACTGTGGGCTGTGACTGTATCCATCCCTGTAACGGTTTTGCTTCTGCGCGGGTGAAGTTCTAACCAACGCCCCCCAAGTGGCTTAGGCGGTGCCATTCTTTCTACGTGCCAGCCCTTGCTTCCGTCTTGATATTCTTCTTTGTAGCTCGGTGTACGAATCATTAAAATATCGCGCAAATAAACTACGCCTCTACTGCTTAAATATTCAACAGTGTAAGTTAACTCCGTAGACTCGTGGACGTGCCCCATCCAGACAGCGTCCGCGCCTTCTACCATTGTAGCCATCCTGTTAAAGTTAATTGCCCCGCGAGTTACTGGGCCTCCACCGCCTGAGCCGTGAAAGTATTTAATTAAATACGATTTGCCAGACTCTCCAGTCTTATTACGCAAAAAAGTATACTTAATCCAACCTCCGTAGCCTCCCACTTGAATATTGGAGCCAGTAAGCATATTAATGCCAGATACAAAACGCTCTATCAAGTCAGTCTCACAATGGCGCAAGATACTGGTCTCGTGGTTGCCATATCCGATTAGGCGTATATTATGCGCGTAAGGCTTGAACCATTCAATAGCAGTGCTTACTAAAAGATCTAAATAGTGCGAGCTGTTGTGCTCGGGTCTAATTTCCGATTTACTCCTGCGCCCGTCATATTTGCCCTGCATTGCACAAAAAAAGTCGCCGTTAATAAAAACATCGTGCCCGCCTGCTTTGGCTGCCTCTAAATCCTTTTTTAATAGCGCCCTATCGCAGTGCGGGTTATCCCAGTGCAAGTCAGACAATAACAACACCTTTAGCGGCGCATAAGGCCGCTTTAGGGTAATAACATTGTTATTTTTCATACGCTTAGTGCGCTAGATTCGTAATCAATTTCCCAATCAATCCTACAATCTGGCTAACTAGCATAACTTTAGGATTATCTGTAAACTGAGCACTTACCAAAGTAGAAGCCACTAGCAACCCGTCTCCAACCTTTCTAAATTTTGCGGGCGTTGGCTTAGCGTACCCACGAACTCCAAATTTTGTTTTTGTCATAACTTTTAGGTTTAAAATGTTTTGTTTTTTTTAACCTTGCCCCACAGAGGGCTTAGCTGATTTATGTTTGTTTTGGTGCTTAGTATGTCTGCGGAGCTTTTTTTTAGGCTTAGACTTAAACGCAACCGAGTTACCAGCTTTAACTTTAGCTGCCATTATGCTGCTTTATTTTTTTGAGGTAATAAACTGCCGCCAGAACGCCTGTAAAAATACTGAGCAAACCCACACAAAAAGAAAGCACTGGGCCCCAAGTTTGGGTAAAATGTATAACCGCCGAAGAGGTTGAAATAGTCGCCGCAATGGCTGCCGTCGTGTCATTTGCTAGATCGTGTCTCATTATTCAGTTGGTGGAAATGGTGGTGGCGGTGGTGGTATGTATTCGGCTTGGGGTAAATCTAAAATCCAAGCCCATTCGGTGGTTGCAACAACTTGTTTGTCCTCATCGGATAGGAATAAAAACCAAACATTATCGATTGACAAAACGCAGTTAAAGAATTGGTATTCGGTGTAATACTGACCTTGTACTTGGGTGTATTCGTTTTCTGAAAGTGTATATCCTATTGACATAATTTGTTAAACATTACGAGATAAAGTGGTGTTCATTGTTTGAACCGCATTGTATAGTGCTGTTGCTTGTGTGTCGGTTAAGCCGTCACCGATTGAGGCAAAAGCGCATTGATTTGAACTATAAAAAGTATTCAAATTACAAGCCCCTAACCAATAATTTGTATTTTGAAAATTTGCGGTACTTGATGCCGTTTTTGTATCTCTTAAAGTTCCGCCAACATATAACTTATTTGATGTTGAACTTGTACGACTACCAACAATTAAACCAGCATAAGTGCCTGTGTAACTTGTTTGTCCTGTTGTTCCCATTGCGGAATAAAGAGTTCCACCAAAATTGATTATATCCATCCTTGACGAAAAATCGCCTTGGATACCATAACCACCTATTAATGAAGTTCTTGGATACAAACTTGCGTGTGCAGAAGTTCCACTTAATTGTACACTTGGATTAAAATTTGTATCCATATACGCACTCGTTCCATTCGGAGTTGCACCTGTTGAACTGAATGTCCACCCACTTGTAAAAGTACCCGTAAAAGAACTACTCTTTAAGTTCTGCGCACACGCTGCCGCACTTGCCCCAACCATTGGATAAATGGCTTTCATACTTGACCAAATACCCGCACTTTTCATATCCAATACCAATTGATTGGTTGCGTTCTTTTCGGTGGTGGTAAGTGTTCCACCCGCAGTTGTAACTCGGTCAAAAAATGCTTGTGCATCTGGGTCATATCCACCCGCAGCAACAACTAAAGGGGAAAGCCCTAACCCCAACCCTACACCTATACGAGGCATATTAGTAACCGATTACGGAACCTGAACTAATAACAAAACCAACGATTTTGTAACCTTTACCCGCTGGTAAAAATGCGCCCTGTTTAAAGGTAACGCCGCTCATTCCGCGTGCAGTTAATACATTCGTTCCGCTGGCTTCATTGTCGCCCTGAACTGAAAAAGAGGTAAAAACTGTGTCCTCCTGTGGAATTACTGAGTCGTAACTTACGCCTGTTACGGTTGCGGCTGTATGTCTTTTAAATCCTTGTGAGCCTGCGATGATGTCTGCGCTTGGTTGTGCCATAGGTCAAAAATAGCATATAACTGCTGTAACATTTACAACTATCTATTAAGCAATCTGGAACCACTCAACGCCATCGCAAATTAAAGTAGCAGTTGAGTAGTTTGTGCTTAGATCTATATGGTCAGCGCCGCTGATATTTGCCCCTGCCCCGTCTATGCGTAAGTTATGCGAGCTTGGTTTTTTTACAAAGTAGTAACGCTTCCCTTTTGAAACTCCTACCGCTGGCAAATTAAGTATAATTGATCCCGCCGTACAGTCCGCCAAATGCCCCTCAAAATTGACATCGAGCGCAGACGTTCCAGCCGTGTAAGTTTTAAAAGTTCCGTGCTCTTGTAGGTGCCATTCCATTATAGCATTTGTAGCATCGTATTGAAGCATAACCTCATAACTAGTATTCTCTGAAGGTATGGCCGTAGGGCTTCCACTAACATCGTTAGACAGAGTAGATTTAACTGCGTCAGTAATCCCGCTTAATTGCTGGTTAATATTGGAAACTTGCATATCCAAATAGTTAACACGGTCTTTTAATCCAGTACCTAATTTGTAGCCTTCACCGCTTCCAGTAACCCCGCTATAAGTTGGTATAATTGCAACCCATTCCCCAGCCCATTGCTCAGATCGTGCAGAGTATTGACAGCCTTGTAAAATCCACGTATACCCGTCAAAATAAAGCGATTTGATGGCCGTTAAACTACCCGAATCAATCCAAGTGCCCTGTATTACTGGCATAAAGTCTTTATACAATCCTGCCACGCTTTGACCTAGCATTTCTGTAAGCGTTCCGTGTGTTACAGAATCCCATCCTCCATACCAATTAGAGGGCGATAATACTAAAGCCGATCCGTCATTTACTCGAATTGCTCCAGTAGCGTATTTGGTATCACTAGAGTAGTATTTAGGATTAAGTATTACAGGAACCGAGTTTACAGAGTTCGCCGCGTCTGGCGTGAATATTTCAGCTATATCAAAAGTAAAGTCTGGGTTATTATAAGGGCTTGCGTCTGCAAAAGCTACATTAATAGCGCCCCAGAAGTCTTTAGCATCGCTTCTAGGATACCCAGAAGTAATAGGCTTTCCTGAAGTTGTAAACCATCTACAAACGCCTGAGACAGTGACGCTAACATTTAAGTTAGTAAATCCTGCGGGAGCCGTTGTTAAATTTTTATCAAAGTTAAAAGTAGTCCAAGTGCTAGACTGGTTGCTCGTGTCTATTTTTTCTACATAAGCAGGAACGGTGCCCGTATGACTTACCCAATAAAAATTAGTGTTATCTAAAATTTTAATATTCCCGCTGCTATCGGTGAGCCATATTTTTACAAATACATTGCTATACTCTTCAGGCATCGTTCCGCCTCCAGTAAGCGAAAAATAAGTTTTAGAAAATTTCAAACTGAATCTAACGCGTATAGGCGCATCGTCTGGAGTCGTTCCTGTTGGAATGTCTGTAAAAACATTTGTTAAGGCTGAAACCGAACTATTTGCAAAACTCCTATAAATCCCAGCACCCAAATGCCTGAGAGTATCTACCTCGACATACTTAGCAGCTACTTGGTGAGTAAGTGTAGGTTTAGCAAGCCACTGCGGACGCGTAGAAGTTGCGCCTAATGTTTGCCTGTGCGAATACGTTGAAGTTGTACTTTGAAACTGGAGCGTATACGAATAAACGCGGTAAGTGATAGTAGTATCTATGTAATCTGCAAAACTTACAAGCCAGTATTTGCCCTGAGAATGAATAAAACGCGCCTGTTTAACTTCGCAAAGTTGCTCTAATGCAGCTGCGCAGTCTAGCATATCGTTAGCAGCGTAAATAAACTGGCTAGCATCCGTAGCGCGCACGTCTTTAAATTGATCGTAATCACTTACAAAAGTGTTTAGGTCTACCTCTTCCAAGTCAAAGCCTTTGCGTGCAGCAGCGGAGTTGTAGACAGTAGAAGCCTCTCTAAAGTAATCCGATTGGGTGCTATTTACAACCCAGTAATCTTTTAGGGCCAAGTTATCCAAAGCGCGCCTAAACATTTGGGCTATCGTTATTTTGCCATCTGTAAAGTCGCTAGGGTTTACTTTATACCCGCTAAGTAATTCTAAGCCATCTACTGCCACTAATTCAATAACTGGCTTTGCATCTATTGACTCTCTTAAGCGGGTTAATTGGTCTGCAAGTACGCGGCCTACATAATCCAGCACGCCATCTTTATAAATCAATATAGCCCAGTATTGCTCGGTAGTTGTAGAAATAGACTCAAAAGCATTTAATACGGTATTATTAGGGATTACCCAGTAAGTAGCAACTCTAGAAGGGCGGATATAATTGCTATACAACAAATCGCCTTCACCCTTGCGAGTTATAACATAACCTTGCCCAGCTAGTTTTAATTCGGTGCCTCCGCTGTTTACAGTGCCAGAGGGCTCATCCCAAATTTCTACCCTATGAGTAATGTTATCTATACTTTTGAAACTCCCGTAATAAATCCGTGCCATTTTATCCTCTCTTAGTATCTTTATTGTAACGCTCTAAAACTATTGCTAAATCCCTACCCTGAATCTGCGTGCTCGCAATGTATCCCTCTTTGCCTCCGCCTATCATTGACTGCAATTTATCCAACGGCGCTATAACTTCTGGGTTACTCGCAGCGTTTGGATATTCACCCATAAGTCCAAGCGTTGGCCCGCTTACTATACCTCCGTCAGCGAATGCCTGAATATCTGGCCCTTTTTTTAATTCATTTCTTACAATCGCTGCGCCTGTAATCATTGCCAAACCTGCGACGGCTGCAGCTGCTGGATTTGAAACTATCAATTTTTCAAAGGCTTCAGTAGCTATGGCAGTCGTTACAATTGCTTTGCCCAAAGTATCCATAAACCCAGCGATAGCGCCCAGCATATTTTTACCGAAGTTTTTGCCCGCTGCTGCGTCGCCTGTTGCCATATCTGCAATAAATTGGCCGATATTCTCAGCTGTTTGCATTTGCAAGTTAGCAAAGGCTGCGTTAATTTGGTCTAAGGCTATTTGTGTCTTTGCTGCCCATTCGGCAGTCTTGATATTACTTGCATTTAAAGCGCTGGCGTTTTTTTGGAAGCTTTCGCTATTACGATCTGCCATTTCCTTAAACGCGTCGCTTATTTCAACAGTTGTACCAATAACAGCAGGGGCCTCTTCAACTACATCAGTAAATAAAGGCGGAGTTTTTACTCCTTCAGCAGCTGCGGGGATTTCGTCCATTTTTTGCAGGACTTCATCCATCGACTGCGTTACTACTGGGTCAACTGGAGCCAGTAAACTTTTGCCTGTATTTTTAGGGTTTGAAATTGCCTCCTCTAACTTTCTAAAGGCTTCGGCTTCTTTCTCCGCTTCCGTAGTGCCTGCCTTTAATGCGCTATTATGGAGTTTTTGTGCTTCCGTATCGTTCTCTACTCCTTTACTCAAGTTTGCAACCTGAGAAGAGGCGCTAGATAAAGCATTTTTATAAAGGTTAATTTGAGCGTCTGCCTGTTCAAGTGCTTTATTACCTTCTTTAACACGCTGAACTTTTAAGCCCATAAAAGCCACCTCATCTACAATAGTAGCAATTACTCCCTCTTGCGCTTGTTTAACAGCTTCTATTTTGCTTAGTTCCAGTTCTGCAATTTTGGCAGCGGCTTTGTCAACTATTGCCTTCTGTATTGACAATTCAATAGAGCGCTCTACTCGTGAGTTTAGCGTTTTTAATCCGCGCGCTGTACTAATATTTACATCATCAACAGCAATGCCCGCCTTTTTTAATTCAACTAAAGCACCTTGTCTTTTATTCTCGCTTTGTGTAGTGTCGTTTACTATTGCAGCGTAGGCGCGTAATTCTATCGCGCTGGCAGTTGCGCCTTCTGTTGCTTTGCTAAGTTCGTTGTTAACTTCGCGCTGCATTCGTACTGCAGCTTCCGCCTCAGTTTCATACATTGCAATAGCAACACCCACGGCAGTAATGGCAGCCGCAGTAATCAAAAATGGGTTAGCGGTGATCCATTGTTTTACATCCTTCGCAGCATTTCCTAATCCTCCGTACTCTTTAGACAAATCGCGCACCTGCATAACAGCAGCAGAGAAGTTAAGCGCCGCGTTAGTTGCCATTAAAGCATTCCGCAAGGCTTTGTTATCGTCTGCTACAATCGCCATAATAGACGAGACCGAACTAAACGAAGTAGCAAGGCCGTTTAGGCTTGCTCTAGTCGCTCCGTTAACAGTTTTTTGCTCTCTGCTGGCTTTATTGGCTTCGGTTGTTGCTCTGGCTGCTTCTTTGGTTGCCATCGCCTCCTTTGCTAATTCAGCTTGGAGTAGTTTTTTCTCTGCAATTAAATCCGCAATCCCTAACTTTTGGCCTGCGATAGACGCTTTTACAGCCTCTATTTCCTTACGTAAAGCTCGCTGCCCTTTAATGTCAGTTGCTGACATCTGAGCGCTTTTATCGCGCAAACTTTGCAAGTCTTTTTGATACCCTAAAGTAATGGCTTTTTGCTCATCAATCGCTTGACTTACCTCTTTAATGGCATCCTTTACGGACATATTGCCCAAAGCGTTTGCCATTGCCTCGCCCGCTTGCCTTGCGGCTTCCTGCATTCTCTTTCCGCCCTGCTCAACTGTCTTTGCAGCTTCTTTTATATTCTTATTCAGCCCCGAGGTATCCGCGCTTAGGGCTATGTTTATACTACTATGCGTTGCCATTATCTAGTAAAGTTTATAATAAAGTCCATTGCAACGGTGCTAACTCCAGCAAAGCCCGCGTTATCGTCTGGAAGGTGCACCTCTCCGTCATATTCAATGACCTGAACTTTAACCCCGTTAAAAGTGGCAGGCGTGCTTATCTGCATAGCCTCACGCACAGCCTCACTTAGTGCAATAGATCCAGCGTAAGTATCTGCAACGCACATAACTTGCAACCGTGCAAAATCCGTATGCGAGTATCCACTTTTTGAAGCGTGCCCCGTATTATTTACTAACTGGTAAGCAATGGCTGGTAGTGGGCTTTTTTCTGGAATCCTTAGCGGGTTTATTCGTGTAGAAACCAAAGCCGTAACGGCTGAGTTATTGCTTA